TAGATTTGATCCTGCTGGAAATATTAAAATAGACAAAGCAAAGTCAACTGAAAAAGTGGATGGGCCCGTAGCAATGGTAATGGCATACGCTCAAATTATGGTAGAAAATAAACCAACTATTTATACCTCTGGTGAACGCCAACAAGGTCTATTAATGTTATAGAAATGTACCTAATTGAAAAACTAAAAAATATCAATTATGGAAAAGTTAATGACTAAACAGGATTATGCGAAACAAGTCAGGCAAATTAATTCAATCGATGGATATTTCAATAGATTTTATGAATTATCGGGAGAATGTAAAACCCATCAAGAGGCATGGATAAAACTAGAGGAAGAAAGGGATACGTTTGGACTTGATGAAAAATATAAAACCTATGAAAGTTTCAGAAAAGCAAAAAGCAATTATATGACAATTCGCTTTGTTTAACCTGTTACCAAAAGTACATAACTTCATACTTATCTGATATATATTTGCCGCATGGGAATATTTAACTCCATGCGGTCTTTTTTTTCTAATACTCGTGCAAGTATTGAAAACCCTAGTACTCCTTTAAACGGTGATACCTTAGGCGCATTATTTCAGCGTGGTTCTACCGCTGGTGTTGCAGTCGATGAATATTCCATTATAGGACTTCCTGCATTTTATCGTGCTACTCAAATACTTGGCGGTGTTGTTGCATCCATTCCTTTTGATATTATTGAAAAACAAGAAGATGGATTTGTAAGGATAGCAAAAGACCATCCTAATTATAAGGTAATTTCACGCGAACCATCGGAGTTATATACCTCACATACTTTTTTTAAGACAATGGTATTACACTATTTGTCTCATGGTGCTTTTTACGCAGCCATTAATAGAAATAGCATAACCACAAGAATAAACTCATTCACTATTCTTAATCCTACTAAAGTAGAAATGAGTTATAACAGTAGGAATGAACTTGTATTTAAGAATTAAGAGAATAACAAAACATATAGGAGCGATAACATTATTTACATTCCAAATCTTGCATGGGATGGAGTTAAGGCTTTGTTAGTGCCAGACATTCACCGTGACAATTTTGGGCTTGCATTAGCGAATAGAAATTACGGTGCTAATTTTTATAAGAATGGCGCACATTTAAACGGAGTTTTAAAGCATCCGGGAAGATTAACTAACGAAGCATACGACAGATTAAAAGGTAGTTTTAACCGTGCTTTTGGTGGAAGTCAAAACGCTGGAGGTACTGCCATTTTAGAGGAAGGTATGGACTTTCAAAAAGTAGGCCTTAATCCTGCCGATGCTGCATTTAATGAAACTAAGAAAGCTACTATTTCCGATATAGCACGCATTACTGGTGTTCCAGGTGTTTTATTAGAAGATATGGATAAAGCCACTTTTGGCAATATGGAACAGTTGAGCCAAATGTTTGTGAATTACACAATTATGCCATTATGCGAAACAATAGAATCAGAGTTTAACCGAAAGATATTTTTTGAAGTTGAAAAGGATAAGTATAGTACTCGATTTAATTTAGATGGGTTACTTCGTGGTGACGTTGCAGCGAGATCTTCTTATTACACAACTATGCGTAATGTTTTAGCGATGTCACCAAACGAAATAAGGATTAAAGAAAATATGAATCCTTATCCTGGTGGAGATTCTTATGAATTACCTTTAGCTTCTAATATAAAGATTGAACCATCTACCGAAGGAATAGCACACGAGAAAGGTGAAAGTAGTATAGATATTGAGGATGATAGCGAAGAAGAAATGAATGGTAAAGAAAATTCTAAAGATTGATTTATGCCATACAGTAATTACCCTCAATCAGCTACTAATGCAGCAAAGAAAGCTTTAAAGCATAAAGAAGATAATGGCAGTAAGTGTGGTACATCTGTTGGTTGGAATAGAGCAAGGCAATTGTCAAACAAAGAGGCATTAAGTGAGGATGAGGTAATAAGAACATATAGTTTTTTAAGTCGTGCTAAAGTTTATGACCAGGGCAAATATTTTGATGAAGATGATAATGAAATATGCGGTTCAATAATGTACGATGCTTGGGGTGGTTCAACTATGTTGCCCTGGGCCGAAAGAACAGCTAATAAAATAATGGACGAAAGGTCAAAAGAAGAAACAATGGAAAAGAGAAGTATAAATTACGAGTTTCGCGCTATGCCAGAATCTCGAACAATAGTTGGCACTGCTACGGTGTTTAATTCTGCTTATGATATGGGCTGGTATGATGAAGAAATGAGCCCAGATGTATTTAAAAATTCTGATTTTTCCGACGTTGTGGCATTATTTAATCATGATGCTAACATGGTTTTAGCCAGAACAAAATCAGGTACCTTAAAATTGAATCTTACTGGAAATGCTTTAGAGTATTCTTTTGATGCTCCAAATACCTCTTTAGGTAATGACCTTTTAGAAATGGTTAAACGTGGCGATGTATATCAATCTTCATTTGCTTTTAGTGTAGAGGCTGAGGATTGGCAGGAAAGGGAAGGCATGAAGCCTAAAAGAGTTATTCGAGGCATAAAGAAAGTATATGATGTTTCTCCCGTTACTTATCCTGCTAATCCAGATACAATGGTAGCTAAAAGAAGTTATGAGGAAAAAACAGGAAAGATAGATGAAGAACTACAAAAAGTGATTGATATATCTGTTAAGTCAGAAATTAATATACAGAATGAGTTACGCAGGAACGCCCTGCATTTATTAAATTTAAAAACAAAATAATGAACTCTAAGCTATTGAGAGAAAAGCGGGCTTCCGATTATGCTATAATGGAAGACTTGCAAAAGAGAGCATCAGCCGAAGGACGTCTAATGAATGCCGAAGAATTGGCACAATGGGATGCCGCCGATGCAAACTTTAAAAACTATACAGAACAGATTTCAAGACTTGAAAGATGGAACGACATTAACACTGAAGAAAGAGGCGTTAAAAACATTGAGGACACTATCGCTGCTTTGCCAACTGATAAAAGAGAGATTGTAAAGTCTCCTGAATATCAAGTAGCATTCATGAAGGCTATTGCTAAAAGAGAGTTAAGTAGCAAAGACCAATCTTTGCTTAAAGAAATGAGAGGAACGGCAACTATTACCACATCCGAAAGCGGTTTGGCAGGTGGTTTTGTTATTCCTTACCAATTCTCCTACGAGCTCGAAAAAACAATGGCTTACTACGGTCCAATGTTACAGGTATCTCGTGTAATTACTACTCCTCAGGCAGGTACTTTGTACTACCCTAAAGTAAATGATACCGGAACAACTGGTTCATGGCATACTGAAGGCGGAGCGGTTACCGTTCAGGATATGACCTTTACAAGAGAGACTTTTGCGGCTCACGTCATTAACACATTAGTAAAGGTATCTGTAGAATGGGCTAATGACGAGTTCGGTCTATTGAACACAGAATTACCTATTATGTTGGGAGAGCGTTTAGGTAGAGGCTTAAATACAGCGTTTACTTCGGGTGATGGTTCTGGTAAACCCACTGGTTTTGCTGCTAATACTACACAGGGTGCGGTATCTGCAAGCCAAACGGCTTTTACTGCATCAAACTTAGTTGACCTTATTCATTCGGTTGATATTGCCTATAGAAACAGTCCATCGGCTGCATTCATGATGAACGACACTATTTTAAGTGCGGTTAGAAAACTAAACTTAGATAACAGTAACACAACCTTATTTCAACCATCATTGAGAGACGGTATTCCTGATAGATTGTTAGGTTACAATTTCTATGTAAACAATGATCTTCCTGCAACTCAGGCAACTGCTGCAAAGATTATTTACTTCGGTGATTGGTCTAAATACCTTATTCGTCAAGTATCAAACAATGTATTAGTGCCATTGCGTGAGCGTTTTATGGATGAAATGGAACTTGGATTTTTACTATACGCGAGATATGACGGCAAACTTTTACAGGCTGCTGCCATTAAGCACTTAGCCAACAAGTTGACCTAGTAAATAAAAATTGGGATGGGTAGCAATATCCATCCCTTCTTTAAAAAATGTACAATGGCTTGGAAAGTAACCACGCAACCATCTTTAGAAGTTTGGACATTAAGCGAAGTAAAAAATTATTTGAAGGTAGATACTTCTGCCGATGATAGTTTAATTACTACCTTGTTACAGTCGGCTCGTGAAGTTGCTGAGAGGTATTTAAATCAGGCATTAATTACCCAAACGATTACGGAAAAATTAGATAGGTTAAATAAACCTATTATTTATTTATCCGTATCTCCAGTTAGTTCGGTTACATCCTGTCAATATGCAGATAGCCAAAACACAACACAAACATACAATAGTAGTAATTACATTGTAGATAATTTTGAAAAGCCTGCCAGACTATCTTTAGCTTACGGGAAAACATGGCCTACACTTTATGGAAATATAAATGATGTTACTATAGTTTATACGGCTGGATATGGAGCGGCCGCCTCTAATGTACCTATGCAAATAAGACAAGCCATTTTAATGATGGTAGCGGATGCCTACGATAATAGAGAAGATTATGTAAAGAAATTACCTACGGCTTCGGAGTATTTACTTGATCAATATCGCGTACAAATACTATAATGAGATACAACAAAAAAGAGGAGATTGGAAAACTAAGGGAAAGAATCATAGTACAAAGTGTCACTAGGGCTGCCAGTACTACTGGTTTTGGCGTTGAGACATGGAGTAATTTAGTAGAAGTTTGGGCAGTGGTTGATTACAAAGGAATAAACAAAGAAGAAGTTGAGGGTGGCAAAATAACAGCCTTATCTCAAATAAGAGTTACATGCAGAAATAGAACTGACATAAACGAGCAACAAAGAATTATTTGGATGAACAAATATTACCAAATAGAAAATGTTCAGATAAGTGCCGATAATATGTATTTGCATTTATTTTGCTCATTTGCTCAAAATTACGCGTAATGTCAATATCAAGAAGTAAACTTAACAGACTTAGGACACTTGAAAACGAGACCCAAAAGAAAACAACTAAAGCAGGTAAACTCTTTAAGATGTACAACTTTGCTAAGTCTGTTACTGAACTTGATGATATGCTAAACAAGGTTACAAAAGAAAAGAGAAAAGAAATATCTGACGCAGCCGCACCGATAGCGTTAAAGGTTTATAAGTCATTTGTTCCACGTTCAAATAAACCTCATAAATTTTATTCCCGTGGAATGGATAGAGGTAGCGGCCCTAAATACCACATTGAACCGGGTAATCTTAGACGTTCTATTCAAAACATATCCGATAGAAAGTCTTGGAAAGCATTATTAACGTCTGTTGGTCCTTTATACAAAGATGCTGGTATAAATGTTAAGCTAAGTGGCGAAGATAAGACAGACGGCTTCTATGCTCACATGGTATTTGGTAGCACAAAAGCATGGATTAGCAAAGTAAGAAACAAGGCAGAAAAAGGGAGTCAAAACGCGGTGATTAATAAAATGTCATCAATGGCATTAAAGTACATGAAGGAGTTTCCTCGTCAATTTTGGGAGTTATGATAGGAAAAGTAATATATGGAAGATTATCGACTGATACGGCTGTAACTAATATTTGCGGCTTATCTATTTATCCAGACATTGCACCACAAAATGTGCAATATCCTTTTATTGTTTATACGATAACAAATAGTACTCCAGTTGATTACAAAGACGGGCAAAGTAATTTAGAAGAGATTAATTTACAAGTTGATATATACACTAACAATTATGACACTACGCAGACACTTGCAAATAATGTGCGTAATAGACTAGATAGGTTTGTAGGCACGGTAAATGGTGTGTCTGTACAAACTATTAATTATGTTAGCAGTGATTCACAAGTTTATAATGCTGACTTAAATGTTTATTGGATGTCAGTTGATTTCATGGCAAAAATGAAAAGATAATATGAAACTAAGACTTTTAAAACAATGGAATGGAAAAGAAGCTGGCAACACTGGCGTATTTCTTTCGGAATATGGGGAACAAATGATTAAGGATGGTATTGCGGAACTACTTGATGAAGATTTTGTAGTGGAAGATATGCCTAAAAAAGAAGAGGTAAAACAAGATCCTGTTTACATTCCTATTCCTGTTCCTGCGGAATATTTCCAAAGTGATGAAGAAGAAAATATTACTAAACCAAAAAATAAATAACCATGCC